GTTGAGCTTTCCTGCTCTGCGATTCCAAACGACATTAAATACGCTACTTATGAGCTAGCGAACGCGCTGGCCAATGACACGGACGCGATTACAGGGAATACCGGCGATAAGGGGCTATACGAAGAAGTCGAACTCGGGGATCTCAAAGTTAAGTACAACACTGCTAGTCAAGCTACGGGAACCGTTAATAACGTTTTTGATATTTACCCTTGGCTGCAGTCTTACCTTGGCGCTTATTGTCTGGGCGGCAGTGGCAGCTATTCAATCCGTGTGGTGAGGGGTTGAGATGGCGCTTGTAGACGACATCTTCAAGTCCATACCGCTTGAGATCCTGACGGACTTTGGCCAGGACATTACGCTGGTTAAGACCGTCACGCCTCGCACCTACGACCCAAGCACTGGAGCTGTCACTGGTGCGGATACAACAGTGGTGACCAAAGGTTTTATCGGCAGCGTATCAAGCCGTGAATCTGAGGGTCTTTATCAGAGCACTGACCTGAGGATCACTGTCAGTGGCGACGATTTGGACAATTACTACCCGACCCAGGCTGATCGCATTCGTTACACGCAAGGTGGTGTGACACGCGAAGCCAAAATTTTGAATGTGACGACGTATCGGGGTGAAGACCCGCTTCTTCACATCATCATTGCGAGGCCGCAGTAATGGGTATTGGCAAATTGTTTAGACAAATCGACCAAGACATAGCGTCTTTAGCTTTGCTTGGCACGATTAACGCTGCTGAGAGAACAGTTAGAGAGCTTCAGCAAGAAGGACCAAGTTGGACCGGAAGGTTTTCAAACTCTTGGGAAATCAACGGGCCTCAAGGGCAAACAGTCAAAGGAGACGGTCAGCCTGGTGAACCTCGCAAAATAGCTTTTGCAAAAGCCCCTTTTACGGGACCGCAAGCTGTTCGAGTGCTTGGTCGAACAGGCCTTACTACTAACAAGGTGGTATTCAAGATCGATAATTTCAGTCCATGGGCTGCTTATGCAAGTGATTTAGCTGAAGGCCAGTTTTTTCCTCGTTCTCCGGGGCCTGAGACTCAACTCGGGAAAAGCAAGCTGGAACAATCAGGCCAATCCCGTCCCAGCGGCACTCATCGCAGGTATCAAATTTATGGAGGAGGAGCTGGCAACGCTTCTCGTACGGCGAAAGAAAATTGGCTTACCAACTACGTCAATGGCGGTAGGCTAGATAAAGCCATCCAAGTTGAGGTAGACAAAATGGCTCGCAGGCTTGGTTCTAGGACATGAGGTATCAAGCTGTTCGCGCCGCTGTTGAATCCCCGCTCCAGACAGCATTTGGAGCGTTAAGCCCTGCGGTGCCTGTGTTTTTTGACAACATTACGGCTGCACCAGCAAACGCAACAACTGAGTACGTCAAAGTTGCTGTTGAATTTGGTTTAACAACTGAGCAAACACTGGAGAGCAATCTTGATCGTATTCGCGGCAGCATTGTCATTCGGGTCTATACCGAAAAGGGTAAAGGGCCTGCCAGAAATCAAACGTTAATGGACACTGCTGTCACTACATTATTGGCACTTAGCGCCTCCACCCGGGCTGCTACAGGCGTTTATCTGCGTCCTGGTGCAATTAACGGCCCAACATTTTCAACAACAGAAGCGTCTCCACATCTAGTGGGACGAGTTGATACGGGCTTCATCGCTGAAGATCACGGTTAGATGTTTTGTTGCCTACGCGCTAAGCTGTATATGTCCGGGTTCCGCCCGTAAAGTCCACCATTCTCCGTTTTACGAATGGCTACCGTCCTTTCGGGCACCTCTGGAGCCCTTTATTACAAGCCTGCTGGCACTTCCGGCACCTTCAAGGCTGCTGACGTTACTAACGCCAGTAACAGCATCAATGTTGGAACCTTCCTGAACTTCAAGGTAGACGACAAAGTTTCGTTCACCGCTGGCGGTGGCACCCTGCCTGCTGGTCTTAGCGAAGGCACAGCTGTTTTCATTCGCACCTACACCGCTTCTACTGGTGCAGCCACTTTTGCTGCAACTGCCGGGGGTAGTGAGCTGTCAATCACTGATGACGGCACTGACGGCACCAGCGATTTCACGATCAAGTACACCGATTTTCAGTCGGTGGCAAACGTTCGTTCTTGGTCCTTTGAGGTGACTCGGGAAGAGATCGACACCACCAGCATTGGTGGAACGCTTGGTCAAACCGCTCCGTTCCGTACTTTCATTTCTGGCTTTGCCGATGGTTCCGGTTCTGCTGAGGTGTATTTCACCGACGACGACACCACCATTGCTAGCCGTCTGATTGAAGACGTGACCCAGCGCAAACAAGCTGGCGCAACCTTCAAGCTGTATATGGACGCAGTCCTGTCATCTGGTACGCCCAATGACACAACCAGCCGGTCGATTGAGCTTGAGGCTGTGCTGACTTCAGCTAGCTTCTCCGTTACCCCGGATGACGCTCAAACTGTGTCAGTTAGCTTCCGTCCGACGACTGCTCCTACGTTCGACTTCAGCAAGACCTGATCAACGAATAGCGAAGAAGCTCTCGGCATTTGTCGGGGGCTTTTTTAGTGCTAATGTAGTAGCACAATCAAATGGATATTCATGGCACTCCGCGCCATTGATCGCCTCAAAAAAGCAGCAAATCTGGAGCCAGTCAAAAAGACAGTTGAGTTGTCAGACGGCACTGAGTTTGAGATGTGGGTTGCGCCATTGACGATGGCTGAGCGTGAGCGTGCTCAAAAGCGTGCTGGATCGGATGATGCCAATGCGTTTGCGCTCCAGTTGCTGATTGCAAAGGCTCAGGATGAGATGGGCAAAGCTCTGTTTCTTGCTGGTGAGATCGACGTTCTTAAGAACGAAGTGAAGGACAAAGACCTTCAGTCGTTGATGCTGGCGATTCTGACCGACGAGGAAGAAGAGGCTATTGACCCAAAATCCTGAGCGCTGAGCTTCGGAAAGATAACTGGCTCATGCTGCAGTTTGGCGTTGCCAAAGAGTTAGGCATGGGCTTGTCGGAGCTTAGGGCGACGATGACAGCAGAGGAAATCATCGGCTGGAGCGCGTATTTTCAGGTAATCAACGAAGACCAAGAGGCAGAGATGCGTAAAGCGCGTAGGCGGCGGTAGACTGCACTTAGTTTTCGCGGTCGATCGTGGCTTATCAGAGCGAGATCGAGCTTCGCGTAAAGGTACTTGATAAAGAGCTAAAGGATTTAGAGCGTCAAATAGACAAAGTTCAGTCTAGGGCTAAAGCTGTAAACCCATTTGCTGCGTCTGGAGCTAGCAAGGAAAACAAGAAAGCACTTGATCTTCAGCAAAGGCTGATGGCCGCTGAAAAAGCAAGGCTAAGTGTTGATAAAAACCGTTTGCAGCTAAACCTAGACCTAAATCAACAGCGTATAAAGTCTATAAACCTAAATACGTCTTGGTATAAGGCTCTTCAAACAGGCAAGCAGATTCAGCTTGATATTAATAAGGCAGTTGCAAAAGAAGTGGCATTACGCAAAAAAGCCACTGCCAAGAGAAGAGCTAGGCGTGGAGAAGATTTGGCTCTTGGCGTTGGTTTTCCTTTGCTGTTTGGCGGTGGACCAGGAGCAGTTATTGGTGGAGCGGCGGGAGCGCTTGCTGGTGGTGGAAAAGGTGGATTTGGGCTGCAAATTTTAGGCAGTGCAATTGGCCAGCAAGTTGATGCGTTTGTTCAAGCAGCATCTCAAGCAGGCGTAGCGCTGACATCAACCGGGGGAGCGCTTGATTTTGTGCGTGAAAAGTCGTTATTTAGCAAAGAAGCCAATAGAGAGCTTGCTGCACAACTAGAAGAACAGGGCGATGCTGCAGGGCTTGCAAAACTGCTTTCCGAAGAGCTGTCACTCGCTATTGGAAACGAAGGCGTTAGATCGTTGCAAGCTTTAGGTGATGAAACGAAGGAAACTACAAGGCTGTGGGGTTTATTGACGACTCAGTTGTTCTCCTTAATTTCTGGCCCTTTAACCAAGTTTCTGGAGATCGTAAATAATGTTCTCGGGGGTGTAACAACAGAGCAGCAATTTAGAGCACGTAAAGAAGATCTTGGTGCGGAGGGCGGAGCTGCGCTGGAGGCACGAGTTGCAGAGTTAATGACTGGCGACACCTCGCGTCTTAGCAAAACTCAACTTGAAAGAGGCAAGGGAAGAGGCATTGGAGCGTTGAGTCGGCAAGCGGCGATGAAGCAAGCGCTAGGCGAAGAGCAGTTCCAAGTTGCTGCCACTCCGCTTCCTATCACAGATGAAGATCGGAGACGGTTTGAGAAAACAGGCAAGCAAGGCAGAAGAAGTCGTATTCCCGATCTTAACGCTGAGATTGGCTTACAAGAGCGTCTTCTGACGCTCAACAACCAAATTGCTCAAGCGAAGCGTGACGAAAACCCGGTAAGGGAAGCTGCGCTGCAGATGGAAATTGCGCTAGAAAAACAGGCCGCAAAAATTCAAAAAATTGACGCTAAACGAATCCCAGAAGCTGAAAAAATACTTGAAAAGCAGCTGCTTGAGCTAGAAACAGATCAGGAAATTTTAAATATACAAAACAGATTAAAAGATATTAGGGCATCTGAAGCGGAAAAAGCAAAAAACACTATCGATGGGCTCTTGGCGGAACAAGCTCTTCTGCAAGCAACTCTTGATGGCAAAAAAGAAGAAGTTGAGCTTGAGCAACGTGTTAGCGAGATTTTGAAAGAAAATCCAACGTTGACTGAAAAGGAAGTAAAAGAGATTTTAGAAGGAAACGCAGCCTTAAGAGAAAAAATAAGGTTGCAAGAGCAATCAGAAGCGCTCTACGAGAGAATCACAAAGACCATTGAGGATGGTCTGGTTGATGGGATTATGTCTGCTGTTGAAGGCACTAAGTCTTTGTCAGAGTCTTTGTCCGGCGTTTTAAGGCAACTTGCTCGTATGTTCTTGAGTCAAGGAATCGGTTCGTTTAGCAAGGACGGCAAAGGGGGTTCAGGCTTGCTTGGCCTGCTGCCATTTGCTGATGGCGGTCGTCCGCCAGTTGGTCGCCCATCAATCGTTGGAGAACGCGGTCCAGAACTATTCGTGCCCCGATCTTCCGGAACGATTATTCCTAATCATGCCTTGGGTGGCAGCGCTACCGTAAACGTGGCTGTCAATGCTTCTGGATCGTCTGTTGAAGGCAATGCTGATGAAGCCGCACAACTCGGCAAAGCCATCGGCGTTGCAGTACAACAAGAATTGATCAAGCAGAAACGCCCTGGAGGATTGCTTGCTAGCTAATGGCTGACTTCCCTGATTTTGATCCCGCACCGGGTCTAACCAAGTCGAGCGCACCAGTTACTAGGACGGTGCGCTTCGGAGACGGATTTGAAAAACGCCTGAGTTACGGTTTAAATCAAAATCCTAAGATTTTTAACCTGACGTTCAATGTTTCAGAGGCCGAATCGGACACGATCGAAGCCTTTTTAGATGCACGCGCTGCCGACTCAGACAACTTCACTTACACGCCACCTGGCGAGTCAAGCGCTTTGAAGTTTGTCTGCGAGGAGTGGAGCAAATCGATTCCATTTCATGATCGTGCGGTGATTCAAGCAACGTTCCGTCAAGTTTTTGAACCGTAATGGCAGTTGCATCTTGGACCGCTAGTACCGCATTTTCTGTTGGTGACATCCGTCGTCCCAGTACGGATCAAGGCACCGGCCTGTTTTTTCGCTGTACGACTGCTGGCACATCAGCCAGCTCTGAGCCTTCATGGCCGAATCAAGTTAGCGACACCGTTACGGATGGAACGTGTGTTTGGACTGCGATTTCTTCAACGTATGGCGATCTTGCGATCTCCAATCCAAGCGCAATCATTGAGTTGTTTCAGTTGCGACTTGATTCAGCGTTGCATGGCAGCAACGATATTTACTACTTCCACGCAGGTGTAAACGAATTTCCTAGTGGCAATGTTGTGTTTGATTCGCAGGTATATTCTCGTGTTCCGCTCAAAGCTGATGGATTTGAGTACAGCAACACCGGGACGCTGCCTCGACCAACGCTGACCATAAGCAACTTAAGCAGCACCATGACGGCGTTGCTATTACTGGTCAACGCAACAACCGCAGGTAATGATCTTGGTGGAGCGGAGGTTAGGCGCATCCGCACGCTTGCCAAGTATTTGGACAGTGACAACTTTGGTTTTACTGGGTCTGGAGTCACGCAGGCCAGCGATCCTTTGGTCACGCAAGACGGTGACGGGTTTGATTTCAACATTGTTAATATCAACGCAACGGCTGATCCAAACGCTCGGTTCCCCGATGAACGTTGGTTCGTAGACCGTAAAGCCAGCGAAACACGGGACAGCGTAACGTTTGAGCTGGCAAGCAAGTTTGACTTAGCTGGCCAAAAAATTCCTCGTCGCCAAATCATTGCCAACATCTGCCAGTGGAAGTACCGCAGCAGTGAATGCAGCTACACCGGCACTGATTATTACGACGTGAACGGCAATGAGGTCAGCACTGAAGCGCAAGATGTTTGCGGCAAGCGGGTTGCTAGCTGCAAGCTGCGGTTTGGTGAAAATGCTGAACTACCGTTTGGATCATTCCCTGGAGCGGGTCTGACCAAGTGATGCGTCTGTCGCCAGCCATGAAGGCTGAGATTCTGCAGCACGCTAAGGCTGAAACACCACGCGAGTGTTGCGGTTTGATTGCTGTCGTCAAAGGGCGGCGCCAGTACTTTCCGTGCCAGAACATTGCTGAAACACCAGACGAGCACTTTGTTCTCAGCGGCTGGGACGTTGTAGAAGATCAGGGCGAGGTGATCGCTATTGTTCACAGCCACCCCAAAACCAACCCTGAGCCATCAACGGCTGACCGCGTGGCGTGTGAAAAGTCAGAGTTGCCGTGGTTTATCGTCAACCCAAACACTGAAGGCTGGGGCTACTGTGAGCCTGCTGGCTTTGAATTGCCGTATGTGGGGCGTGAGTTCGTGTTCGGCGTGGTGGACTGCTACACGCTTGTGCGCGACTGGTACGCAAGGGAGTACGGCATCCAGTTGCGGGATTATGACCGCCGGGACAAGTTCTGGGATCGTGGGGAAAACTTGTATATGGACAACTTTGCTGCGGAGGGGTTTAGCAAGATTCCGCTTGAGGAGGTGCAGCGCGGTGATTTGATTTTGATGAATCTGGTTTCACCGTTGCCGAATCATGCAGCGATTTATTTGGGGGATCAACAGGTGCTGCATCATGTGCAGGGCAGGTTGTCTAGCCGTGATGTCTATGGCGGTTACTATGGGAAGAGCACTGCCTGCGCCTTGAGGCATGAAAGTCGTTAAGGTCTATGGCGCTTTGCGTAAACGGCTTGGTCAATGCCGGTTTGAGTTTGA